AGTGAGCTTCGCAGTATGTGCAGTCATCATCACCAACCTGTTAGTGGCGTTGCCTATATTGGTATTATTGCTGCCGAGAAACTCATTGGCCTCTCAAAATATACACGCATCGCTCAATGGTGTGCCCGACGTGGTACTCTCCAGGAGGAGCTTGCTAATGATATTGCCAAAGAAATCATGAAGGCTACAGACGCCAAGGATGTAGGCGTTTATATTCAGGCAGTACATGGTTGCTGTGAGAATCGCGGCATCATGGCACATTCAAGTCTTACACAAACCACAGTACTAAAAGGTGCGTTTAAAGACGATCAAAGCACAAAGAAGGAATTCTTTGATAACATTAAATTACAACAGGACTTTGCCCCAAGATGAGACAAGAAATTATCAGCGTATTAAAACAACACTTTGAAGCACACATTCTAAAGCATAAAATGAATGTGGATATTATGCTTAGTAATCCTACTGCTATCCATGATCACACAGATCTAATGGATGCTATTGAAAAGGAAGTTGCACTAATGGCAGAGTATCAAGACAAGCTAGAAATAATGAACAGTTATTTTGGAGAATAATACTATGGCAACACGTAAAAAGAAATCAGATAGTACAGTTTTGGAAATGCCCGGAACAATAGGTTCTGCTAAAATTGTTCTGCCAAAAGTAGAAAAAGGCAGTCATTTAACAGTGACTACTTACCCGGATGGTCGCACTGAATTAGAATGGGACGACGAAGCATTGACAAGAGACGTCAGAGCTGCTATACTAAAAGCGGAAAGTACTATTCCAGTAGAAACAACACAAGGAGATCCAGATGTCAAAATTAAAAAAACTCGCAAAAGTAAATGAGTCAATTACTATCAATCGTTATGATAACGGTTGGATGGTAGAAGTCGGCGGTCGTGATAGCGACAACGAATGGAAGAACAGTAAGATTGTATGTAACACAGAAGAAGAAGTTCTCGATGTAGTTAAAGAATACAACTCTATGGAATTAGACAACTAATATGTCAGTATACTTAATTAAACCTCTTGAAAAGAAAAGCATTGTATGGCATGTAGAAATGTTTCGAGAAAATGCTGACGGTAGTATCAGCTGGTTTAATATTGACGAAACATATCGCTGGGGACAAGGTTTTGTTGAAGGCGACCTAGATTGTAATCTTCCGTGGGAAGGTGACAATGTTGCTTATGCCAGAGCTGACTGCGGTTGGGGTTGCGAGTTTGACGATAGCTGTAGTATCGAATGGGAATTCAGTGATGACATTACAGAATTAGAACAGCAAGAACTTAAAGAACTCTACTACGAAGGTGGAGCAGGCTGGTTGTTTGACGGTGAACATGATTGGCAAGAAGAAGATACTGCTGTACATGTTATTGCACCTTATCAAATAGACTTGTGTGAAGATGATGGTACAGTAATTGAAGAAAATATTAAACTAAAGCCAAGGCCGAATCCAAAGACGTCTTGGCCCTTTAGTGAATCATTTCCAGACCCGGAGGCAACATGAACTCAGTTGATATGATGCATAACTTGATTAATCGTGCAAAGCATCTTAACGAATTTGTAGTTACTACAGATGTTCCAGAAGATTTTCGTTTCAATGGTACTATTCCATTTGATATGGAGATTAAAGAAAATATCATCTATGCAAAAGTCTGGGCTATCGACTTCGAAGAAGCCGTACAACGATTTGACAGTTGGCTGGAGAATTGCAAATGAAATGGTTCCTAAACTTTTTAGAACAAGTTGGTCGTAAACGTATCGTAATGGATAGGCAAGAAAATGAACCGTATCTCGAACGCTATTACTTATTTCTTAAAGATAGAAAGCACTTCCCCTTTAATATCTTTCTTCATAAGTTCCTTAAATCAGATCCCGATGATGTGCATGATCATCCATGGCCTTACGCTACTCTAATACTTAAAGGTGGTTATTATGAATGGACTCCTAACTTTGATTCACAAGGTGCCAAGATCAGTGAAACACGGCATTGGCGTGGTCCTGGGCACTTCCGTATTTGCCCTGCTAATAGCTATCACCGTGTTGAGCTTAAAGCAGGAACGGACTGCTGGACAATGTTCATGCCTGGTCCACAGCGTAGAGAATGGGGTTTCCTAGTAAACAATAAATGGGTACACAATGATGTTTACCTAACAGAAAGAGCAAATAATGGATAATAAGTTACACGAAGTAATGAACATTCTCAGTGAAGAATGTGCAGAAGTAATTCAGGCAGTTAGTAAATGTCATCGATTTGGTTTAAACAATTTTAAACCCGGTAAGCCGTTAACTAATGCACAGCACCTAGAAGGTGAGATTGGGGATGTACTTGCTATGATAGATCTGTTAAAATCTTATGATATTATAACAGAAGAAGGTCTTAATACTGCCAAGCAGGCTAAGATTGAAAAATTAAAACAATGGTCAGGAATTTATGAGTAAGATTAAAATCGCAGAACTTTTTTACAGTATCCAAGGTGAAGGACGGTACATGGGAGTACCTTCCGTTTTCTTGCGTACATTTGGATGTAACTTTAAATGTCAAGGCTTTGGCATGCCACGAGGAGAACTTAGCAATGAAGCAGAAAATATTGACCCAACTCTTTACACCGAGTACAAATCGCTACCTTTGGTTAGTACAGGTTGTGACAGTTACGCTAGTTGGGATCCTCGCTTTAAGCATCTATCTCCCCTTCTTTCTACTGATTCAATTGCCGATGCTATTGTTGATTCGTTACCGCACAAAGAATGGCGGGACGAACATCTTGTAATTACAGGCGGTGAGCCATTGCTAGGATGGCAGAAACAATATCCAGATTTGTTATCACATTCTAAGATGGCAGGTCTAAAAGAAATTACTTTTGAGACCAACGGTACTATGCGTCTTACTACAGCATTTAAAGAATATTTAAAAGACTGGGCGTTCGGTAGCGACGAGAGAGAAATTACTTTCAGCGTAAGTGCTAAACTTCCATGTAGCGGTGAGCCGTGGGCAGATGCTATTAAGCCAGAAGTAGTTTGTGACTATGAAAACTACGGTACAGTTTATTTGAAGTTTGTTATTGCAACAGAACAAGACTTTGCTGATGCTAAACGTGCTACTGAAGAATATCGTGCCGCAGGATTTAAAGGACATGTTTATCTAATGCCAGTAGGTGGTGTTGAAAGTGTTTACGCACTAAACAATCGAGCAGTAGCTATTATGGCAATGAACGCAGGTCTACGCTACAGTGACAGATTGCAAGTGCCGTTATTTAAAAATGAGTGGGGAACTTAATGAACAGTTTTATTAAAAAAATATTTGGCATTGACAAAATTGAAGCCGAAACTAGACGTGCTGTAGAGGATGCAGAACGCTCTACGCAAATTGCCAAAGAGGCGGCGGCACAGGCAGAACGTGCTAGAGAATTAGAACGGTTATCAAAACTTAGCCCAAAAGAAATAGCAAATGAAAAGAAAGAGCCCTGGGTAGCTGTACTAGATACTCATGTTAATAAAGAAAATGTGCGTAACGGATTCTTTGAACTTGACTGGAATGAGTATTTTGTGTTACAATTAAGATCCGCTGGTTATACTGGCGAGTCAGATGAGGCCATTGTGGATAAATGGTTCCAAGAGCTTTGCAGAGGCGTTGGTGCCGAGGAAGGTGTAGATATGGAACGTAGAGGCAGTGGCTTTGTAAACGTAAACAATTTAGGTAATGGGAAAGTAGAGGTCAGTTAATGGCACAAACATTTATTCACGTCGATACTGCTAATACATTCTTCCGAGCTCGTCACGTAGTGCGTGGTGGACTTGAAGATAAAGTAGGTATGAGTCTTCATACAATTCTTAGCAGTGTACGCAAAGCGTGGCGTGATTTTAAAGGTGACCATGTTATCTTTCACCTCGAGGGGCGTAGCTGGCGTAAGGATTTTTATGCACCTTACAAGCGTCAACGTACAGAAGCTCGTGCGGCACAGAGTCCACGAGAAGCTGAAGAAGACCGTGTATTTTGGGAAACATTTGATCAGTTTAAAGACTTTATTACAGAGAAGACTAACTGTACTGTTTTGCAACATCCTCGTCTAGAAGCAGATGATCTTATTGCAGGATTTATTCAGGCACATCCCGAGGACCAACATATTATCATTTCGACAGATGGAGATTTCGCACAATTGGTTGCACCCAATGTCAAACAATATAACGGTGTCAGTCAAGTTACTACTACACATGAGGGGTATTTTGACGAGAAGGGCAAACGAGTTAAAGACAAGAAAACTGGACTTGTAAAACCCGAACCTGATCCAGAATGGCTATTGTTCGAGAAATGTATGCGTGGCGATACTAGCGATAATATCTTTAGTGCATATCCAGGTGTGCGTGAAAAAGGCACAAAGAACAAAGTAGGACTTCGTGAAGCATTTGCTGATCGAAATTCTAAAGGATATTCTTGGAACAATCTCATGCTCCAGAAGTGGGTTGATCACGAAGGCGTTGAGCATAAAGTGCTAGATGACTATAATCGAAATCGTCTACTGTGTGACTTAACTGAGCAACCTCAAGAAATTCGTAATCTTATTACCGAAACTATCAACACAGCAATTACCGCAGAAAAAAATGTGCCGCAAGTTGGCATCAGGCTTATGAAATTTTGTGCAACTTACGATCTGCAAAAAATCACAGATCAAGCACAGAGTTACGCAGAGCCCTTTAATGCGAGATACAAAGTATCAGCATAATAACAATTGGAAAGATAAAATGACAACTATTGCAAAACCTTTGATACCTAACAAAAGTTGGCTATTAGAAAGAGACGGTAAAAAAGTAGGTACTTTGAATAAAGAACGTAGCTCGTACTCTATTTTAAAGAACGGCAATAAAATTGCCATAGGTACCGTAAAAGATGTTAAAGAAAAACTAGGCGTTGTATTTTTTGATGTTGTTAAATCTGTAAAATCCGAAACTAAAGAATATGCAGTTTATGATTTTCCATGCGGATCAAAACCGTTTGGATCAGTGTACGACATTAGGAAAAGATTGCCTATCTATGCTAAGAGTACAAAAAGCAAAAGTCAATATTGTGCAGGTTACTATGTAATTAAATTCCGCAAAGGTTGGGTTAAAAGTTTTTGTCCTAAGCTAATTACATTAGATCGATATCCATTTCATGGACCTTTTAAGACCGAAGTCGAAATGAAACAGATGCTCACTACTCTAAGTAAAAAAGAAAATGAAACAAATTAACACATTAGCCATCGAAAACTATCTCGAAAAGGCTCGTATTGCAAAGAAATCAGGTCAAAAGACTGTAGTTTTAGACATAAATGAAGCTACCGCATTAGCAGATAGTCTTGCGGTAGTTATGACCAGACTAGTGGGAAAATTAGAAGACTTTGTACAACAACCTAGTCAAGAAGAAGTGATACAGGTATCTATGGACGGTGGTGGATTTCGATAAATCCCAACTAAATAAATGCGTATATAACGGAGATTGTACGCATTATGAGCAGACCTAAACCTACAGTATTATTAGAACTAACAAATAAAAAAAATTACAAGACTGAACAGGTATTAGAAGCCGATGCAATTTGGGCAGTTTTTTATAAAGACAAACCAGTCAACTTAAAAACTACCAGCATAGTGGCACAAGACTTAGGTCCAAAGTATAAAAAAGTTAGTTTTTCCAATAGCGGCCACGCACACAATCTAGCAGAACGACTGAACAAAATGTTCAATTGTCAGGACTTCTCCGTTTATAAACTCACAACTGGTGAAAAACTAGGCAATGAATCAACGGACTGAAATAGTCAAATACGTTTTAGAAACACTAGGTAAGCCTCACCACGACGAGTATGTTAAAAAAATGCTTCCTGCATTTTGGATGAATCCTAGACAAAAAGCAACAGGCGGATTACGGCTAACTGATTCTGGACAAGAATGGATGCAACAGGCTGATATCAAATGCTATCAAATTGATCTGCCAAAAAAAGTTGAATGGACAAATCGGTTAATTA